ATTCTTTTGATCTTTGGAGCATGGCTGAACGTTCGGATAACTGGTTCACCCAAAAACTCACAATCGAAGATACAGGCCTAATCCCTCGGGAAGTTATCGACCAAGAGATCGCTGAGGGCAAAAGAAAAGAAATTATTGAGCAAGAATACTGGTGTAGCTTCGACCGCGGGGTTGATGGAACGTATTACGGTAGGCTCATTTCAAGCGCTTGGGACAGTGGGAGAATAACTGGAGTTCCGGTTGATTCCTCTCTTGATGTCAACACCTCATGGGATCTTGGGATCGGTGATGCAACAGCTATATGGTTCTGGCAGGAGACGCCTGGAGGAGAGATTCATCTAGTAGACTTCTACGAGAATTCGGGAGAAGGAATAGCGCATTATGTGCAGGTTCTGCGTCAAAAGGGCTATCTCTATGGAAAACATTTCTTCCCTCATGACACACAGGCGCGCGAGCTCGGTTCTGGAGCGACTCGTGAGGAACAGCTTCGCAAACTCGGCATTAAACCAATCATTCTCCCTAGAATATCCGTGGACGACGGCATTCAAAACGTTCGTTCTATCCTTCCTCGCTGTTGGTTCGACAAAGAGCGTTGTCGTGAGGGAATAAAACATTTGGAAATGTATAGAAAAACGTACTCGAATAAGTTAAAGTGCTATGTGGATCGTCCTCTTCATGATGAGCATAGCGACAGCGCTGATAGCCTAAGATACGCAGCGATAGCTATCGTCAAACGGCGTAAATCTGGTATGACGGAGGCTGATGCAGAACGCATGGCAACAGCATACGGTCATCTAGTATGAAGGTGCTGTACAACAATATTCCAATGAAACGGTGGTAGTAGAATGACAGTTGCTTTACCTGAAGAAAAACAGAAACCAACGTCAGAGGTGTCATTCAACGAAGAAGCCGAGAAATTCAAGCTCTATCAAGAGTGTCATAATTTTGCATATCGGTCTTGGAGTCCGTTCCTTGCTGAAGCAGCTGATGATCTGCGCTGTTACTTGGGGGACCAGTGGGATCCTCAGGATAAAGAGTTTCTGAAGCGTCAGGGTCGCAATGCTCTGGTCTTTAACAGAGTTCGCCGTAATGTGAAGATGGTCTCTGGTAAGGAGCGAAACTCTCGCCATTCATGGATCGCTCAGCCTATCGAAGGATCAGATGAGGAAGCCGCATCGACACTGACAGCCGCCATGCTCTGGCTTGCTTCCTCCGCTGAGATGCCGAACACGATGTCCGATGCATTCGAGTCTTGTCTCAAGACAGGCATCAATCTACTTGAATTATCCATCGACTATTCCGAAGACCCTGTTAACGGCGACATCAAGCTCGGCCGAATCCCTTACAACGCGTTTCTTCTTGATCCCCGCTTCATGAAGCGCGACCTCTCCGACTGTGAGTTTGTCTTGCAGCGTCAGATGCTTTCCCGCGACGCCGTTAAGGCGCTTCTCCCTTTCCGCGCTGACGACATCGACAAGATCTCTCCTAAGGGAGCAGATGGTAAGTTTTCTGGTATGCAGCAGTTCCCCGCTGGCCGTGATAAGATGACTCTTCGATATGATCAGATGTGGACGCGGAAGTTCAAGACAGTCAAGGCGCTAATTGACCGAGAGACTGGAGAAATGCGTGAGTTTGACATGAGCAAAGCAGATCGCGGTCGCCTAGATCTTATGCTCGCGCAATTTCCAAATCTGAATGTGATTGATAAGCAGGTTCCGTCAGTGGAACTAAACGTATTCGTAGAGAATAATCTTCTTTATTCAGGTGACGATCCATGGGGAATCGGGGATTTCCCGCATGTGCCAGTCATGGCATTCTGGGATCCAGAATACTCAGTCAATAACTCCCATTACAACGGCGGTCAGCCAGGCCGCGATGATCATAGCATTTTCTTCTCCTCTAATCACTCAGGAGACTTTGCTCTTAAGCTTCAATCTCTCGTCCGCTGTTCAAGAGATCCACAGACAGAGGCGAACAAAAGACGAAGCAAGATGCTCGACATCATTGATTCGCAGCTGAACACCGGGTGGCAAGCGAAAGAAAATTCGGTCGTTAATCCAAAAGATATGTATCAGTCTGGACAGGGCAAGGTCGTTTGGATGAAAGACGACGCTCAGATGAGCGATGCGGTAAAGATTCAACCTCCAGGGATCCCGCAGGGGCTCTTCAATCTCTCCCAGATGATGGACCAAGACATCGTAGAGATCGCTGGTATTACCGACGAATTGCTCGGCATGCAGGATGACGGCAACCTTCAGATGTCTGGTGTCTTAGCGAAGCTTCGCCAGGGAGCGGGTCTTACTGTTCTTCAGGATCTCTTCGATAACTTCCGCCTGTCACAGAAGCTGGTAGGCAAGAAGATCATCAAGATGATCCAGAGCAACTGGGGTCCTGAGAAGATCAGCAGGATCACTAATGAGCCGGTTCCTGAAGAGTTCTACACTAAGGGATTCGGCAAGTATGACGTGACAGTGGAAGAGAGCATGGAGACGCCAAGCCAGCGAGCTCTCGCGTATGCGCAGTTGATGCAGGCGAGACAAGCGGGGCTACCAATTCCAGATGAGGTTCTAATCGACTTGATGCCGGTGACGGATAAGAAGGCTATCAAGCAAGCAATGGCGCAACAGAGTGAAAGAGCAGCAGAAATCGAACAAGAGCAACGTGAAGACCAAGCAAGGCTCCGTGAGCTTCAGCGCGCTAAGGTATTTAGTGACATTGGACTCGGCGTTGAGCGGATTGCACGCGCGGAAGCTGATAGAGGACTTGCAGCGGAAAGACAGTCTGAGTTTGCAGAAAATCATGCACAGGCTGCTCTCGCCAGGGCTAAAGCAATCAAAGAACTGGAAGCAATGGATACAGACAATCTTCTGAAGCTCATGACGTTTGTCAGAGAACAGGAGGCGATTGATCGCCAGGTGAGCTCTCAAGTCCAGAAGCAGCATAGATTCGAAACAGAAGACGAGTTCGGTAATCTGGTAGGAGCATTGCAACTTCCAGGCGTTCCGGGTCTTCTCGGGACGTCTGATTTGGCACCACACAAACTCTAGGAGGGTAAGATGGGCTACGTAAAGAGAAAGACAGCGCCAAAGATGGCAGCTAAGCAGAATGCCAAAGTTGGATCAGGACCCAAAGTGACAAACAAGTCACAGATCGTTCGTCCAGCGAAAAAAAAGAAAAAGTAAACATGGCGAATGTCATCTACAAATTTGATTACTTCGAGGATAGAGACTTGATTAGGATGCATCAATGTCTTGGAGATATCTTTGGTGCGCTGCATGATATTGATAACATGGTGCGCAATCGTATGAAGCACGAAGAGCTCCCAGATGCCGAATATCAATTCCTCGAACGCCTTCGAGATGAGGCTGCGGTAATTCATGAAATGGATGGGTGGTAATGGTTAGAGATCGTACACTTAGTGCCATAACAATAAGAGCTGTTGAAGCAGGCAATCTGACTGATTCATATCAGAATTTGGGATCAGCTTTGACAGAACCGGTGTACATATTAATGTTGAAAAACACGACAGATGTAACCGTCCTAATCAGCGAAGATGGTACCAATGATCATTATGAGCTTCCTCCCGGAGCATCTGAAACATATGATCTCCAAGCTAACCGAGCTGATGGGTTGGCATTAAAGCGATGCGGCCTTCAGTTTAAGGTGAAAATCAATAATGGTGTAACTCCAAGCTGTGGTAGAGTAATCCTTCAAGGTCAAACATTATGAGCGGAACAGGCAAAGTAGGAACCGCACTTGACGAAACGCGTAAAAGTGACAATTTTGTCATGGAGATTGAGGATAACAGTGTTCTCTACGAAATATTACGCGAATTAAGAAAGCTCAATAAGCAGATTGAAATCATGACTGGAGAAGATATAAGTGATTATTGAAGACGGTAAGGGTTCCAGTGTTAAAGCTGAAGTCGATGCAAACAATAGGCTCGTTGTAAAAACGAGTAAACCAATCGCGTTTAATTCACTTAACAGCCAGGAAGCGTACGATTTCTCTACCAGTGATTTCATTTCAATAACATCTGCCGATACGGAAACGGGCATTATGTATTTAAAAAATAATGAGGCAACAAAAGATCTGTTTATTGATTCAATACGGACATGTGCCAACCAAATACATAAGGTTATTCTATACAAGAATCCGACAGGTGGAACATTGATCAGTAATGCTTCTACTGCAGCTGCAACCAACCTGAATTTCAATTCCAACAACACGCCAACGGCTCTATATTACAAGGGTGCTGAGGGATATACAGTGACTGGTGGTTCCGTGATGTCCCAACATATAAATGATGTTGGTCATTCTGCCACCGGTTATAATGATGCATTGATTATTGGGCCGGGTGATTCAATAGCGTTAACATTCGAATTAGCAGCTGCCGGTGACTGCTGTGTAAGAATCATCAGCTATTTTCAATAGGAGTTAACATGATTATCGAAGATGGAAAAGGAACAGGCACAAAGGTTCGATGTGACGGTAACAATCGAATGCATGTTCAATCAGTTCAGGAAGATGAAGGTCGTCATGCAGCGGGAGTTGGTGATGCATATAACATCAACACAGGGAATATTACATTCTCCGCGGCGGGAACCCTCATATATGTAAAAAATAATGAGGATAAAGACCTAGTTATTGAGGCTTTGGCCGTTGGCGTTGGTAGTGGCACCACATCTGACATTGGTGAAATTACAGTCGAAAGAAATACAACTGGTGGTGATCTCATTAGTGATGCTACTGCAGTTGATATGAATCAGAATCGAAACTTTGGATCGAACAAGACGCTCACTGCTGACATTTACAAGGGTAAAAGCGGCGGAACATCAACTGGCGGTAATGACATCATACAATTTTACCAAGGCACCAGTGGTCGACTTTTTGCGACGATAAATTTGGTCTTAACCAAAGGATCCTCTATGGCGATTAGTTATGATCCAAAACTTAGCAGTGGAAGCGTTAAAGCATATGCTGCAGTTGTATGCTATCTAAAAGATCCTGAATCGGCTGATTAATATATGCCAGTACCAGCTGAAATTATAGATGGACAAGGTACTACCGCAAGAGCTTGTGTAACAAGTCGCGGTCAATTAGTAGTTGGTCCGATAGCATTTTCTGACGCCTACGCCGTTACTGTAAATGCTACAGCAACGGCTTTTAATTTCGTCGGTCCAATAGCCGGAAAACGATTCGTAATTACCGATATATTGCTATACGCGAATAAGGGAGTTGGAGCGGCTGATGCGAGTGTACAATTGTATGAAGCATCATCAGATACGTCCACGACTGAGGACAAGACGATTCTTGATATAGAGATGCTGAAACAGACAGCAAGAGATCTTACTGGATTAAATTTGATCGTTACGGCTGGCAAGTGGGTTAACATCAAAACAGATGATGATACTATCTTTGCGACCATAATGGGATATTATGTGAATG